GTTTCTTTTGTCTTGCCATAATAAAAGGCCCTCCTAATGATATTTATTGTATCATAGAAGAACCTTATAAACATTATTTTACAGAAAAAGTTTCATACTCTCAAATGGGTTTTAGCCTGTGAGATATTTGCTGTGATCAGGCAGATATTTCCCATGGATTCCTGTACCTGGGCATAGTTCAGACAGGTATCGGAGTTGTATTCTTTGATGATCTGGGCAAGTTTCTGGAGAGCAGCCATTGCCCGTTCCGGTTCCTGCAATTCTGTCAATAAGGCAGCATAATTGTTGATCTGGGGAATGCTGTCATTGGTATAAAGCAGTTGGTACTGCTCAAGCAGGAAGATACCCTTTTCCATGTGTTCTTTTGCAAGCTCTGCCTGACCATTCATGCGGTAAAGACCGCCCAGATTCGCATGAAGGTTGGAGACAAGGTGGGCATTGTCCTCTGTGATTTCTTTGATCTGTGCAAGGGCTTCTTTTTCCAGTTTGATGGCTTTTTCCGGCTTTGTTTCCATACATGCCTGATAGTCCAGTAATAATGCACGGTCGGTAGCACTACCGTTTTCATTCCCTTTCAAAAGTTGCTTCATCTCCAGGATAATCTCTTTCGTACCTTTCCTGTAACGGTATTTCTCCATATATGGGAAGACATCCTCAAGAAACAGCAGGTACTTGGTCAGATCATCTTTTTCCATCATCCGCATGATATTCCCGACTGTCTGAAACAGTTTTTTATAATAGCTGACTTCCGTTCCATGCATCAGACATATTTTTTGCAGAGAATCAAGCAAAGTATGGCAGGCTGTGACCGAAGGTTTTGTTTCTGAAAGGGCAATCTCCTGAATCAACGGATGCAGGGAAATTGTATGCCGTGTAGTTGCTTGTACAAAACCTGTTTCAATCAGGTCATTGATGTCATTTAAGTCAGTTAATCTAAGCCAGTCAGCAAAAATACGGGCGGAAATACCGGCAGGAGGCAGAAAGCAAAGGTTCCGCATGATTTCCTGTTGTTCCACGGATATGGAATAAAGAGAAAACAGAGTGTGGATATGGTTATAGTAAGTAGCCTTGCTGTTTTGCCCGTCTTTGATGGCACTGATTTTATCTTCATTTTCAAGGGATGCCTTTTCTTCACGTAGCTTTTCCAGCAAGCGCTCCGGAGGTAAAATCCCATTTTCCAACAGTTTTGCAGCCAGCTCTACTGCAAAGGTATGGCGATGGACGATTTCTATAATCTCTTCCACCAGTGTTTGGTGTACTTCTGCTTCAGAATAAAATGCAGCTGCCAGTTGAAACAGGCTGGCTGGATTCCTGATCTCTTTTAACTGCAGGATACAGTGTCCGTCAAATTTACTTCTGGTCGTGAATAGAATCCTGCACCGGTATTTCAGAACCACCGGCAGAAAACGGTCCTGCGTGGCAGTGACGTTGAAATTGTCTATGATGAGCAGTGTATCATTTTTCAGAGAACGGAGAAACCGGTTGTGCTTCCGGAAACGTTCTTCTTCCCCATCTTCCGGCAGATCGTCGGTAAAATCCATGTCTGTGACAGCCTGATGTAAATCACCGGCATATTCCACATACAGGATGTTCGTATAATATTTTTTGTATTGCTTTGCATATGCTTTCGCCAGTTCACTCTTTCCAATCCCGGCAATTCCATAGAGAAATACTTTGCTGTTTTCTTCCAGCATTGTATGTAATTCGTCCAGTTCTTCTTCTCTTCCAAGAAAATGGCGGCATGGTCTGGGAACTTCACTGTCCATGATGTAATCCAGAATAACCGGGGAGAGAGAGCCGCCTGCAAGCAGCTTTTGGTTTCTGGTGTCCCGTTTGATAAATTGGCGTTCCATACCAAAGGAGATCAGTTTTGCCAGAAAGAGAAGCCGTGAATCAATCGGCTTGTAAAGGGCTGCCAGCTTTTTCTTTTTTGCTTCGGAGATTGTGGCATCCTGCATGAACAGGAGATAAACATCCTGCAGTGCTTTGTTACAGTCGGTCATTAATGGTATAAGATTATGCTGCAGTGTTTCAGCCAGCTTTTCCTGCTTGCTTGGTCTTGCATAGTAAGTGCAGATTTTGGGACTGATCTTCGCCTGTCCGGTCATCCACCGGCAGACCAGCCCATTGTCAAAAGAAAAATCTTTGCTTTCCGGGCTGTCCATAAAATCCTCAAATACTTCATATAAAAATTCAGGCTGGTTCATCTGGTTACTTTCGCTGATATGATTTTTCAAACATGTCATTATAGAGCTAAAATCGCATCGATCCAAACGCAATCCCCCCTTTTCGTATCAATTCTGTTTGTATTAGGTACTAAACTTCCTATATCATAACACAAACATATGTTCTGGACAATGGTATTTCAATTATATGAACCAAAATAAATGAGAAATAGTCAATTCACTCTCAATTTCTGTTCAATGAGAAGCCAGAAACTTTCCTGTAGAATGACCACAGAATAAAAAACAGGGAAGGAGAAGCTTGTGAAACAGAATATAGAATTTGAACGGTGCATTGATTTTCTTGTGCGGATGATAGATAAATATGGCGAAGAGCTGCTCCGGGAACTGGAGGAAGATAAGGAAAACAATGGACAGGAGAAAAAAGAAGAAAATGAAAAGAAAAAAGAAGCGGCAGCTTCCTGAGATAAAAATTTCAGGGCTGTCGCTTTTTTTCGTGTATTTCCAATCAGATAAATTTTAAAAGCTGATGAAGAGTATGTGGCTCATTGTTCTGGGAAGAAGTAATACGAGTGTCAAATGGCTTGAAATGATTCTGCGTATAAAAGTTCAGAAGAAATTCATTATCCTCACATTCAAGAAATTCCATAACACCGCCTACGGAATATTGGAGATTGGATATGGTCTCCAGTGCAAATCCCAGTAGAATGTTCCCTGGAATCCGTTTTTCCTTTGGAAGAGAATAGTTCTTTCCTAACTGGGCAATCAGGTAAGCTGCTGTGGTGTAAGACTGTGTTTCTTCATCCAGAATACTGACACGGGACAGCTTCTTTGCCATTGTTTTACTGATATTTGAAGCCTGGACAGAAATTGGTTTTACTGTAAGGGAAAAATAGCCAACCAATGAAGCATCTTCGGCATCAAATACCAGATAAGTGATGGATTGATCTTTTTTGGTAAACTCAATCGCATTATGTAATAAGAAGTATTCCACATCGGGGTTTTCAGGACAAGAAAAATCGGAGAGCAAGTCGTAAAGACTTTCCTCTCCGATATATGTCGGTTCGTCTTTATCCAAATATGCCCGAATATTAACGGTAAAGTATTTATCAGACATGTTGTTTCTTCCTTTTTGACATTAAAGCTAAGATTTCCTGTGGGTTCGTTAACTGACGTCCGGGAAGTGTCTGCTTTGGTGTGCGGTCACGATCGGCTTCGTCAATCGCTGCGACAAAACGTTTTACGCTTTTTGGATTGGATACGACAAAATTATGAGTAATACTTGAAGTAGCCATACTAACACCTCCTCTTTTTCTGGCTTTTTGTGCATTTATAGTATATGCAATGCGCGATAAAAACACAATATCGAAAACAGAAATAATTCTAAATAATTTTCGAACCGGATATTTATTAGACGCTTCCGGTGAGCGAGCAATATTTTCGAGTCGATCACTTATAAGCCGCCAACGGTGGGCGGGCAATATTTACGATGACAGGTCTTTCTGTCTCTATCATTATTATATGTTTTTGGAAAAAATATGTCAATTGGGTTTAAAAATTTATGAAAATCAAGTATTGAATACGGTTGGAACAAATGATAAAATTTAGTTGGGACAATAAAAACTCTAATGAATGAGGTAAATGTTAATGAAAAATAAGAAAATTAGATGTTATGTATATATACGAGTCTCCACCACCATGCAGGTGGATGGTTACAGTCTGGATGCTCAGAGAGATAAACTGCGAAAATATGCAGAGTATCAGAACATGGAGATTGTACAGGAATTTGCGGATGAAGGAAAATCCGGCAAAAGTGTAGAAGGCAGACCGGAATTTCAACGGATGTTGGACAATATTGAAAGTGGTACAGATAATATACAGTTTGTATTGGTATTTAAGCTGTCACGATTTGGGCGTAATGCTGCGGACGTTTTGAATTCATTGCAGAGGATGCAGGATTTTGGAGTAAATCTGATCTGTGTAGAGGATGGCATTGACAGTTCTAAAGACAGTGGAAAACTGATGATTTCCGTTTTGTCAGCTGTGGCAGAAATTGAACGTGAGAATATTCTGGTGCAGACGATGGAAGGACGGAAACAGAAAGCAAGAGAAGGAAAATGGAACGGTGGATTTGCCCCATATGGTTATAAACTGGTGAATGGAGAACTTCAGATTGCAGAAGATGAGGCAGAGGTAATCCGGCTGATCTATGATAAATTTATCCATACCAATATGGGAATGAGTGCAATTGCATCATGGCTGAACCAGCATGGATATAAAAAGAAAAAGAGACAGAATAATACGCTGGATGCTTTTGCAACTTCATTCATCAAAGGTGTTCTGGATAATCCGGTCTACTGTGGAAAGCTGGCATTTGGCCGCAGAAAGAATGAGAAAGTTCCCGGAACAAGAAATGAATACCGGATTGTGAAGCAGGAAGAATATATGCTGAACGATGGTATCCATGAAGGAATCATTTCCGAAGAGGATTGGGAACTGGCACATCAGAAACGTCAGAAAACAGGAGTATCCTATGAAAAGACCCACAGTCTGGAACATGAACATATCTTATCCGGCATTTTAAAATGCCCTCTGTGTGGCAGTGGAATGTATGGGAATGTCAATCGGAAAAAACGAAAGGACGGTACGTTATATAAGGATTATTTTTATTATGCCTGCAAGCATCGGAGATTGGTGGATGGACATAATTGCAGCTACCGTAAACAGTGGAGCGAAGATAAGGTGAACGATGCGGTAGAAGAAGTAATCCGGAAGCTGGTGCAAAATCCCAAATTTGAAGAAGCCATTTTGAGTAAAATCGGTGCAAGGATTGACACATCGGAAGTGGAAAAGGAAATTGAAGAATTAGAAAAACAACACCGACAGCTGACAGGAGCAAAGAACCGGCTTGGACAGCAGATGGACAGTCTGGATATTACAGACCGTTTTTATGAGAAAAAATATCAGGATATGGAGACAAGATTGTATCGCCTTTATGATGAAATCGAGGGTGTGGAGAACAGCATCAGTGAGGTTAAGAACCGTCTGCTAAATATCAAACAGAAGAGAATATCAGAAGATAACGTCTACCAATTCTTGCTGTATTTTGATAAACTATATGATAAGTTCACCGACATGGAGAAGAAAGAATTTCTTAACAGTTTTGTAGAACAGGTGGACATTTACGAGCAGGAGCAGCCAGATGGCAGATTCCTGAAGCACATTAAGTTCCGTTTTCCGGTGTATTTTAATGGTGCGGAAACAGAAGAACTTAGTTGGGACAATGAAAGTACCGTTGAGACAGTTTGCCTTCTGTCGAGAAAAGATAAATAAAGGCTGAAAAGTGGCGTATTTCCGGGCTTTTTGTAAGGTTAGTATCATTAGAGAAGCCTTGCGGAAAGCTCGGCTTTCTTATATGGAAACATATCTACTTTAGGGGCTGACTGGAGAAAAATTGAGTAGCCAGAGAATAGCGGTAGGGTTTAGGCTGTGGATTAGATGTCATAGGTTGTGGCACTGGGATTGTTGTCAGAACCGACCGCAGTTTAAGCCACTCGATACTATGAGGCAGACTTGGCAGTGGAATAGCTAATGATAAAATTTTCAAAAAGTTCACCCAAAACATAATAATAGTGATATAATATATATTTACATAGGAAGGAGGTCGATATGATGAGCTATAAGGTTTTAGATGTTTGTCGTCATGTAATTAATTATAGCAATGAGCATGATTATGGAATTTCAAATTTAAAACTTCAAAAAGTGCTTTATTTTATTCAGGCTTATTTTCTGACAAAAAAGAAAGACCACACTCCTTGTTTTGATGAGAAGATTGAAGCATGGGACTTTGGACCTGTTGTGCCAGAAGCATACCATGAGTATAAGCAGTATGGAAGTGGGGATATACCTACAATAGAATCATATATTATGTTCGATGAAAATGATATATGGAACTCTAAACGGATTGAATTTGAGGATACAACCATTGTGGATGAGGATAAAGCTCTTATTGATAAAGTTATTGACAAGTTTGCGGATTACTCGGCAACAGATCTTGTATCATTGACTCATAGACAATCGCCATGGATTGACGCGTATGCGCCATACCAAAATAACGAGATTACAATCAAGGCAATAAGGGAGTATTTTAATGGCTGATGATAATTTGGATGTATTGCTCCGGACGACAGACAATACAACAATGTCATTGGAGCAGTCAAAAAAATTCAATAATACTAAAAGGAAGATCAATGGAATTTGTAAGGCATTGTCCATGAATACTCAGAAGTATGACCCGCAGAAAACAGTTGAAAATATATCTGCATATATTACATCAACAAATAAATTGGATAGGATTCTATATTCAGAGATAAGCAATTATGTCTATTCATTAGAAATGCCTGAGAGAGGCATCTTTGCTACAAACTTGGAAAAACTGTTGCTTTATTCACTTGATGACAATAATGGGGTAAGTGAAGATTGTAAAAAAATGATTGTGAAGATTTATGACCATTTTCAATTGGCTCTGCATCAGATTGAAAATGTTAATAATATTTTTGCAGATAGCATTGAAGAAGCAAAAGAAAATCTGCAAAAGCAGATAAAAGGTGTTGAAAAAGAATACATCTCTATACTTGGTATTTTTGCTGCAATTGTACTTGCTTTTGTTGGGGGTATTACATTTTCAAACTCAGTTTTGCAAAATATTTCTGCGGTTAGTGTTTTTCGACTGCTGTTGGTTGTTGACTTCTTAGCATTTGTTCTTATCAATGTAATTTATATTTTGGTTAAATTCATTTTTACTATAAATGAGAAGAATGCAAAGCTGTTCAATATTAAGGCATTGAATATTGCGTGCTTGGTTATTGCTATAATTATTGTGATTTCATGGATGCTCAATGCCAATCAGATTCCATATTTTATTTCAAAATTTTTACCTTGGGGTAAATAACAGACAACCCTCCCGGCCATCACGGTCAGGAGGGTTTCGTGCATCTATGGGACTTATGCATCCACATCAATGCTGACACCGGATTTCAATTCTACGGTGATGTGGTCATCCCAGATGGTGATCTGTTTGATCCAGCGTCGCACCAGCAATTCGTTAAATTCGGTGAGGTGGGTAGTCTGCTGTGCGATATAATCCTGCAGGTCATTGATTCGTTTTATCTGCTCGTCTCTTGCGGCAGTATTGACGGTAGTTTGATGGTGGAGTTCTCGTAGTCTGAATATTTCATCGGCAATCTCGTCATAGGCTTCCTTGCTCTGAACTTTCTGGATGAGCTCCTGTTGCAAGGCCATAAGCTTCTCATCGATGTTCTCAACGGAAGTTGCCTGCGAAGCTCGAATGACTGAAGCAATGTTTAGCTGTAGCTGTGCCTGATAGCTACTTTTGTCTCCTAGCATCTGGTTGATTGCCTTGACGACAGCATCCTGAAGGACCAGCTCGTTCTGTTGTGTAGGTTTTCTGGAGCAGGGCATCGCCGATGTATTTCTCATTGCGTAGGATTTTGTTGATGGTGTTTGTGTGCCACTTTTTTTCTCCGGCACCGGTAAGAATACCGTCACGCTCCAGACCAGCGGCAATCTTGTCCATACTGAGACCTTCTAAATATTCTCGATAAATACGTTTTACAGTTTCAGCCTGTTCTGGATCAATGACTAAATTCCCATCTGCGTTCTTTGTATAGCCAAGGAAGCGATTGTGGTTGATTTGTACCTTGCCTTGCTGGTAGCGATATTGTAAGCTCATCTTGATATTCTGAATTAAGGACTGCGATTCCTGCTGGGCCAGAGATGCCATGATGCTGATAAGAACTTCGCCCTTAGCATCCATCGTGTTGATTGACTCCTTTTCAAACAGAACAGGAATTCATGTCTTTGAGTTGTCGGATGTATTTCAGGCAGTCCAGAGTGTTTGTAGCAAATCGGCTGATGGATTTGGTAATAATCATATCAATGTTACCAGCCTTACAGGCGTAGACTGCAGTCATCTGCATGGCACTTCGTTCGTTGACGGCTTTGCAAGAGTTGCTTCCACCGAAGAGAAAGCGATAGGCACTGCCATTGGTACTGTTGATGGGCTTGTCTCTGGAATGAAATAGACCCGATAAAAATCCTATAAATATTCCTTTCTGCCTTAAGAGGCGTATTAAATTCAAAGTTTCATCACAAAATAATTTATGCAAATACTTGCAATTGCAAGCAAAAACAAATATAATAAAGAAAAAGGAGGCGATACTATGGCAAATACATCCGCTGTTTATGCAAGAATAGATACTAATCTCAAGGATAATGCTGAGAGCATTCTTTCTCAGCTTGGCATTTCTCCATCCAGTGCAATTCAGATGCTTTATAGCCAGATCGTACTGAAAAAGGGTATGCCGTTTGAATTGAAACTTCCTTCTTCTAAACCATTAGCTGTTGGTGCAATGACCAGAGAAGAACTTGATGCAGAACTCCAGAAGGGTGTTGATTCCATCAAAGCAGGAAAGGTATATTCTGCAGATGAAGTCGACGCGGTACTTGCAAAGGAGTTTGGCATATGACGGATAGATACAATGTCGGCTATTCTGTAGATGCACTTGGTGATTTACGTGAAATCTATTCGTATATTGCGAATGAACTTCTTGTTCCGGAGGCGGCCGCAGCTCAGCTGGGGCGCATACGAAAGGAAGTTCGTTCATTGGATTTCATGCCAGCTCGTTATACGTTAGTTGAATGGGAGCCTTGGCATTCGATGCAAATGCATCAGCTTCCGGTAAACAACTTTATTGTGTATTATCTTGTCGATGATAAAGAGAGGACAGTTACAGTAGCACGAATATTCTACGGTGGTCGAGATATCGAAGGAATTATAAATTCAAATAAATAAACAGAAGTGGAGCTTTTTGTGTGAAAACAAGAGCTCCATTTTTATATGAATAAAATTCCTCTGTCATCATAGACAGAAGCGCCTGTATTATTTCCACAGCGGATCGCACGGTCAAGTCCCATGATAGTGGCGACGGCTCCGTCGATTTTTTCTGTGGATTTTTCTTTGTCAGCTTTTATATTGCCTGCCGGGTCAGTGCGGATATAGATATTATCCATCATCCAACGGAGTACCGGATGACCACCGTGGGCCATCTTTTGCTCTAGCGTTAGCTTCATAAGTTCCTTTGTTGGCGGGGACATATCCTTAAATCCCTGACCGAAAGGAACAACAGTAAAGCTCATGCCCACTTGATGACAGATTTATCCTCCAGGGCAAGAAGGACTCCTTTTGGAATCTGTTCTCCGCAGGCAAGGTCAATGACCCGAACGGGCTGGCTGTCTGCGCTATAGGCAAAGAGTAAGATTTCAAAATTTGGAGACTCCACATAGCGATAGACGCCTGTTTTCTGAAGAGGCACATCACTGTAGGTCTCAATATCAATGCTAAGTGTCTCCGTGAGATTGTCCTTTCTACAAAACAGGCAGCAGAGAAATCCCTGCCGCCTGCTGTGTTACTGTTTATCTTTATTGGATTTGTATTTATTGATGTCACGGCGGATGTGGTATATCGCATAGCGGATAAGATAGACAATAATTTTCCCTACGTTATAAATGATGAAGCCGTATATCGCTACAAAAAAGGTGTATGCGATGACATTAGCAATAAATAGATTTAAGATTTCTGCAAATTCATTCATAGATTGTCTCCTTTTGTCGAAAGAGGTGCTGGCGTAAGTAAAACCACCGCTAGCAGGTTTATAGATTACTTAAAGTCTTTCATGCGTTTTTCATGGTATTCGAGATCACGCTTGTCCTTTTCCTGTTCACGCTTTTCGCGTTTGTGGTCATTGATGATACTCTGAATCATAGAGATTGCAGTAGTAAGGCCAACACACGCGAAGCAGCCGATACAGATGTTTACAAGAATTGTGCTAATCATGATTGTTTCCATAGTTTGTCACCTTCGTTAGTCAAGGAAATCATCATCGTCATCAGTTGCAAAGTCAGATTCAGCAGAAGCCTTACCACCAAGAGGCTCGCCATCACGAATCTTCTGCAGATTGTTAAGGCCACAGGCGATGCCCTTATTACCAGAGCTGTTGAAAGCATAGAAGCTGATGCTGGCACGACCGTAGACTCCAGAGTAAACCTCAGAACGAGTGAGGATAGGATTGCGGTCTGCATCCACAATGCCCGGAGCAGAAGTGGCGTTGGCATTTACAAAGTAGCTGCCAGCGTAAGCAGGGTCGTCCGGTCTTTCAAGATCTCCGTCACGAAGAGGAGTCTTAAGTACGGAAAGTGCCGGTACAGACTTGCCGTTGCCCTTGAGCTTGGATTCACCTTCACGATATGCAGCCTCGATAGCAGCTTCTATCTTTGCGACAGTCTTGGTGTCAGATTTGGGGATGATCAGGCTGACACTGTACTTTGGAGTGCCGCCGTTGATGGATTTCGGTTCCCAGACGTTGGCGTAACTCCAGCGTGTGTTAGGACCGGTGATAACCTTCATGGGATTTGTCATTTTTGCATTTTTACTCATTGTCATATTCCTCCATAAAATCATTTTTTGCTGTGTTCATTGCCGGGCGTTTATCGCTCTCCGGCACAAGAGTAGGTTTGCCTTGTGGCTTTTCAATATAGGCTGCAAGGAGCTCTTCGAAGCGAGACTTACCGAGCAGCTTTTGCATGGCCGTGATACCAAGCAGCTTCTTTTCGTAAGGGTCAAAACCAGCAGCTTTGACAGCTTTCGATACGGCGTCTTCACTGGTGTATCTGCGGTTGGAACGACCCTCGACCAGCTTCCAGCCGGGCCATTCTTTACCGCTGATTGCCTGCTGGAGTGCATACTCCTTGATGTCACCTGCCCAAGCGACCAGTTCGTTGACACGGGAGAGGATGACTTCGATTTCCGAATCCTCCAACAGTGGCGGCAGCTTGAAATCGTGCTGTGCGAGTAGAAGATTGGCTTCCACTCTGGCTCGGTATTCATGCTTTGCCTTACAGAATCCGCACCATTCACCACACAGGAAATTTCCATCACCGGCAAAGGCAAGGTCTACGGTAGGCTTCAGAACTTCATCGGCCCATTGATACAGGTCATCCTTGCTGACTTCGCAGGTAGAAATGTTCTGACGTCTGGGCTGGTAGATGGTCATGCTGACCGTATCGATGTCATAGATGTCATCGAAGAGTTCCAGAGCGCCAAGGGCGTAACACTTCATCTGCGGATTGTCTTCAGCAGATACAAGAATTCCAAGACCGTGCTTGTAGTCAATTACGTGCATGATACCGTCGCTGATGAGAATGGCATCAGATGTTCCGAAGCCTTGTTCTACCCAACGGGAGAAGTCCACTCGCTGTTCAATCAGAACAACAGGGTCGGAGCAGGTCTGCTTAGCCTCTTCCAAAAGCTCCATGATGAAGCAGGCATACCCGGTAGCACAGTCATCCATTTCAGCGTTATACCAGTCGAGATTCTTAGTAGGATCTGTAGCTTTTATGCCGAGTGCTTTGCGGAGCTTGTATTCACAAAGAGAGTGGGCATCGGAGCCTTCTGCAGCATAGTCGCTGCCTTTATCCTCATAGGTTTCGCAGAGCCTTGCTGATGGTGGGCAGTGAAGCCAGCGGTCAAGAAGAGGATGCGGAGAGGATTGCATGTCCTTTAGGTGGCATATTAGAGCACCTCCGCTTCCCTGAGTAGGGCTTCATAATGTTTCGGGTCTACGAGTGACAACTTGTTTGCACCGTACTTTTTAAGAAGTTCTCGAATTTCAGCTGTATGTCCGGCACGAGATTTATCAGCCAGAACAGCTCGAACCTCCTCAAGAGTCAGTGTAGGCTTCGCAGGAGAGGCAGGGACTTCTGCGTCAGTGCCGTTTCTGTTGTGAAAAGTTCGATTCATGATGTTCACCTCGCTTTCTGTAGGTCGCTTTGTTTCGCCTTACACTACTCAATGGAGGTAAGATGGACGTTTGGCCGAAAATATAAGAAACTTTTTTGAAAAGAAAAATCGTCCCCTGAAAAATCAGAGGACAACCATTCATATTAGATGTAGTCCTTAAGCTCGGAGCGGAGCTTCTGGAACAGCTTGTCCCTGCGATACACGAATGTATTACGAGAGAGGCCCATTTCCTTGCCGCAGTCACGTTCCGATTTT